CCGGGGTTACCAGTAAGCGAGCGACGGTTGAATAGACCGCCGCACGTCCCCCCACCATTTTGCGGGGTAATGCCCGCCATTTTGCGGGGCTTGTACAGGGAGACGGACTTCCCTTTGTAGGTTGGCATTACTTGCTCTTCTTGGGGCTAAAGCCGCCCTTCTTGGACTTCATCTTCGCGAACATTTTGGGGTCGATGGTTGACTTTGATTTTGGGCGGGACGTACCCGCTTCCTTGCGTTTGTTAATGTTACTGTACAGGCTCATAAATGTTTACTTGTGCAGGTAGCTTATACCTTCGCTAAGCGGTGTCAACTTTCTTTCGGCATTCTGCTAACACGCTAATTAACTCCTCAAGGGGTCGGATCGTTTCCCCCTGCACAATAAAGGCGTGCGTATCTATTCTCCACTCTTCGCGGATTCCTTCTTCCGCCCGCAGCCACCCGACAATGTTCATTTCCGGTGCATGTCCTGTTACGCCGACGACGAGCCGACCCCTTTCAGCGTCACGCGTCTTAACCCGGATGTTCTGAAATTGAGGCGTCCACCGCACTTCGATCTTACACTCTCCGACCACAAGATCCGGGGCACTGAACGTATCAACCGATCCGTCCCAAAAGATGTTCAAGGCCTTAGCCGCCGCTAACTCGGCGCAGGCCGCTTGTTGATCATTGTACTGCCGCTCCCCTTCCCATTTCTCGTGGTCAAACCCGTAGTAGGTGCTTCCCCCTCTCCGGGAAGACTTGGCGGTCTCCGCGAGGATGTGCCGACGAAGTCCGACAAAGCTCGCGTTGAGCCACTCGTAAGGTTCGAGCGTGATCTTCATGGGTTTCCCCACCAGTCATCATCATCTCCCGAAAGAAGAATCAGGATTACCGCGCATGTTGCTAGCATCAATAGCATTAAGGCTATGCTGTTCATGCGTTTTAGGGGTTGTCCTCCGGGTCTTGCCAATCGGCGTATTCAACGAGGTTGGGAAAATAGAGATCGGTCACCTCATCGTACTCGTAGACCATACCGTCTAATGTTTTGGTCTGGGGCGTAGTCAACCTCCGCCAATTATCGACGGCATTTTGCCAGCTCGTTTCCAATGGTTGGTTCCACTCCCGCGCCTCGGGGAAATTCCAAGGCCGAGCCATTGGCTGCTCTGGTATGCAGGTCGCACAACCCATGAGCCAACAAGCTAGCATGAGATACAGAACGGCTAGCACAACTGCTGTTAATAGTGTAGTTTTACGTCTCATCTTTTTTAGTGATGTCCAAGGTTCCGTTCGGCAGCGCTTTAATTTGGTCCGTCCGGAAATGCGCGATGTCCCCGCCGTCCTCCATCGCCACGGTCCAGATGTCGTTTGCCAGATGACTCTCTCGGCAGACGTAGATGACCCAGCCGTAACCGATCGGGGTCTTCACACAGAAGGGTCTTTGAAATTCGAGCATCATTGAGACAACCCTTTCAAAGTTTTCAGACACTGATTCATCTGCATCGTGTCCATGATGCGGCACGAGTTTATCCGGTTTGGTTTGAACGAGGTGCCTGAGTCTGACTCTTCCTCGATCTCTAGCAGCCGGATTAACTCCGATGCGGCTTCCCGATATTTTAATACTACACCCCGCGCCTCGTCGCGCTCCGTAATGAGTCGGGCTTCGCGCTCTCCCCCCATGCCTAGTAGGCGGGCTTGCTCCTCAATCTCTGCCTGTGTGAGTCGTAGTTGTTCTCGCGCCTCCGCAAGTTCGTCTCGCAGTCCCTGCATCTCGCAGAGCGTGGCTTCCATTGTTTCGTAGAGGTTGTTCATTTCGCCTCCTCGCAAATGTCGTCAATGGCCACGAGAGATCCGCTCACATTGTTTGGGTTGCCCCATGCGGCAGGTCGTTGGATTAAATTGCGAATCTCTCGCAATGCCGCCCGCGCCTCCGCAATCTCGGCGTCCTGCGAAAGAGTTTTGCGGCGGTATCGTTCTGCGGCCTCCCGCGCCTCGTCGCGCTCGCGCTCCAGCTGTCGAGCCACGTCCGCTGAAACAACGGTGCCGTCATGCAATGCAGCGGCGTCTGTTTCTGGTGTGTCGCTCATTCGCCATCCTCCTCTTCTTCCTTGGACTTCCCGTAGCGCATAGCCCATGCAAAGACGAAGCCGTACGTTGAGAATCCGCCGAGCAGAAGCCCGACGGCCATACCAATTAAGAACATTCCCTCCGGGCTGTAGTTCATTCGGAGTCCTCCTCTTCTTCAACTAAGCCTTCAGCGACTGGGTCGAAGGGAATCCCCAGACGTTCACACCCGTCTTTTGCGGCATTCCAAACGTCGGCTTCGCGTTGCTCACCGTCACAGCGATCGTCGTAGTCGTGTTCGTCGTTCATGCTGTCCTCCAGATTCGGAGCCCTTTGCGCCCCTTAGTTGCAACGACCTGCCGCCCAACATACTTCCTGCCCCATTTCTTTCCGTAGTACGTAGCCACGGCTCGCAAGGTGTTGAAGTTTCCGGGCGCGTCGAGCGGCCACTGAAAGCTATTACCCACCTCCATCTTCTTCAGAAGGAAAGCCATTGGATGCGCGGTCCTAGAAGACAGTGACTGCTTGGGTACGATGGGGACGTCTTGGTCAATCACCACGACGTACTTCTTTAGATTAGTTTTGAGGTTTATTGTTTTGTTCATAAATTATCCGTGTCGATAAACATTGGGGTCCCTTCTCCGAGCCACGCCCCCGCTACGTTGAATTCAAAAAATTCCTCGGCTTCCTCGTAGCTCATGTCCCGAGCTAAGACTTCGATGCACCGGGTTCGGTCGTAGACGGCGAGGGGCGGGCCATTCAATCGGCGTGCTGTGCCGATAAGGGCTTCTTCAAAGCCGTCTGCTAGCAGCATGTCTTCCTCCGGGTCCCGAGAACTAACCGTTGGTTCCACGTAGCAATGAAGTTTCTTCGGCTCTACGTATTGGGCGATAGGCAAGCCCAAGGCTTTAGCTCGGTCTTGCACTTCTTGGGTTAGGGCCCGCCCGCAACCGTCAAACATCTGGCACCCTTCTCCGGGGCAAAACGTCGCATCCATGTAGCACATCATGGCGCGATCCTCGTTGTAGCTGCGGAAGCCTCTTGAGCTTGGCGGGCCATTCGGGCCAGCAGCGGCATCGCATTGCGGTGGATGTCATTCCACGAAGCCCCGCCGCAGACGCCTTTCCAAACGCGCTTGTAGGCGCGGGCGGCTTTGAGGATGGGGTGCGAATGAGGTAACTTACGTAGGGCAGGTTTCATATATTTAAGGCAGAATAATTTTCCACAGGGTCCGACCGTCTTTGGTTCGCGGGACGTGGAGCCAGTCAACGTGGGCGTGGAGTTGATGAAGCCAACGCCCGACGACTCCGGCGTGCTCGCGGTTGATCTCTTTGAGGCCCTCGACCTTGTTGATCTCGCGTAGCAGCTCGGTGACGGTCCCCTCGAATTGGGATTTGTCGGCGTGATGGCGTTTGTACTCGGCCCGAAAGACATCCAACGTCTCGATAAACCGGAACGACGGGTTTTGATCCAAGGAAGCCTGAACTAGGATCGGGTGGTGGTAAGGCTCGAAACCGAATCTCGGGGACGCCTTGATCGCTTTGTCGGGCCCGTTCTGGAGTAGCCAGCGCAGAAACCACGGCAGCTCTCGGGCGATCATATTATTGTTGGCGTCCTGATCCGGCGAAAACACGGGCGAAAACACCGGGGACATTTTCAAAAGCATCATCTTGTCCATGATCGTTCCGTCGGTGGACGGGATTAGGTTGAGGGATTGCGGGTCATCGTTGAGGGTCACGACCACCCGACCGCGCCACGGCATGGTCTGGGCGTCCCGGTATTTCGGGTGGTAGGCGAAGAACTGGTTGGCCGCAGCCTTCTTGACCATTTCAGAAAAGCGTCGATGGCTCTTCCAGTCTGTGGACGAGGTTCCGTCATCCACGTTCCACACGGCGACTTCCAGCATCTCCTTGTTAAAAGAGGTCTCGCTCATCAAGAACGACGACGCGTCGGTGCCACCTCCCATGATCTGGCGGAGGATCTGCATACCGAAAAACGACTTACCCCGCCCGTGCGGTCCGGCGATGAAGAGGGTGTGTCCCGGCTGGAGTTGACCCCCGAGCGCTGGGGCATACAGGCGGCGAATCCATTCGAGAAGGAAATGTTTCTGATCTGTCGGCTCAAAGCTCTTGTCAAAGAAGTCGGCCAGCCACGGGAAGTTCTCTCCCCACGCCAGCGGATGGTCAGCCTCGACAGGTTGCATGACGCTCCGGCGACCGATGTTGAGGTGACGCAAGCCATTGTTTTCGACAATGAGGCTTTTGTTAAAGAGAAACGGAATAGCGGCATCTATGTGCTTGGTGCTTTGAATCGTGTGCAGAATGCGCTCTACTTCGCTGGCCGTCTCGTGCTGCTTAGTCTTGCAGGTCATCTTGTGGGCAACCTTCAGATGCAGCACGGTGTCTTCCTTATTGGCTGAGCGCCAATCCCCAGCGTCTTTCTTCCACCAGTAGTAAGCCCCGTCGTAAAAGAACTGGTCGATGACAGCCCCGTACTTTTTGGCTTCAAAGCCCTTTACGAAAGATTTGCCGAAAATCATGTCCCACGGCGCGAAGCTCGTTCCGGCGCGGGAGGAGTAGCAGATCATTCCGGTGGTCGCCACTTCACAGCCCACGCGGTCGATGCCGTCTGCTATCCAGAACAGGGGGCCGCGAGTACCAACGTTAAAGTCCCCAGTCCAGCGACCCGGAAACTGGAGATCCAACTCCTCACGAATCAATTCCACGGGGATCTCGGTTCCTTGAGTAGACACGTCAACTTTTTTGCAGGCCTCGTGCATCCAGAACCCGATCGTTGTCGGGTCAATAAACGGGACTCCCGTCACCTCCATCCAGTTTTCGCCGACCTCGAAGTACTGAGAGGTCTCAAGCGAAGCTGGGTCGAACCCCGGCATCAGGCTCTTTAGCTTGAGTTCCTTCCCCGCGACCTTGAGGAAGTTCTCTGAAATTTTACCGTTGTCGATGTACGAAGGCTCTTCGAAGAGCCAGACCAGCCTCGCCCCTCCGGAGAAGGTCTGGGAAAAATAGTTCGGCTTGATCGGCGCGTTCTTGTCAATAAGGGACGCGATCTCGGTCATGGAAATAGACGCGTCGTAGTCGGCGACAATGCCGTGGAGTTTTAGGGCTGGATTCTGGCGGGAGACCCGCACGTTGGCGTTGGTCCCCTCCACTGTGGAGTAGAACAACCAGTCGGTGTTGGCCTCAGCGCACCACTTGCGAAAGGCCTCCTTGTCAGCAAACTGCGGTCGTTTGTTGGTGTGCTTCCACGGTTCGCAGGGAACCACAGTCGAGCTGCGGAGATTAGGGAGTGAGAATAACGAGGGCATGGTATGGTAGGTATATGCGGGTTGCTGCTTATTTGGTGTAGATTTGGGCTTCGGAGGCTTCTGCGTCGATGGGGAGTCCTGAGATCCACGAAGGGGTTTCGCAGAGAAGTCGCACAACGTCTGCTGGCTTCTGGTGGGGCTCGGCTTCGACCACCACCTCGTCATGCACGGTCAAAATTACCTTGTAGCCATTTGCTTTTAGACGCAGGACCCCTTCACAAAAAACATCTCTACTCGCGGCTTGAATAATGTTTTCGCAGAGTATCGCCCCCCAGATTCGCACCGGGATCAGTTTGCCCTGACGCGGGATGCGGGCCGTAAGGCTACCTGCGACAGACTCGGGCTGGCGGTATCTGAGTTTGCGACCGCTGGGCAACTCAAACTCGACGGGCTCCGGAACCCGCATACGGAAATGGTTTTCTAAATCCTTCCAGAACGCCGTGATCTTAGGATTGCTCTCGCGCCAGTTTCTTACAATGACCTCGGACTCATCCCGTGTGATGTCCAGTCCAGCCACAACCTTTGCTACGACCACGAACTTGTCGGCACCGCAGCCGTAGCCTAAACCCAAAACGCGAGCTTTCGCCAACTGGCGCATCTTCTTATAGTGCTCGTCTTGTTCCGCCGCCACCTTGAGTGGGATCTCCAAGTTGTAACTCATGGTCATCCGAGCGTGGGCCTCGTAAATATCGACCCCGCTCTTCACCATTTTGAGCGTGTCCCAGTCCTCGCTAAACCACGCTAGCACGCGAGGTTCGATCTGGGCTAAGTCGGCAATGATCAGTTTTTTTCCCTCCGGCGCGACAATCATGCTGCGGAGATTTACCCCAAAGAGTTCCTCCCTCGGTAGGTTTTGAAAGTTGATGCCGGAACCCCCTCCGGAAAATCGTCCAGTGTGAGCCCCGCAATACATGAGTGAATAGGTCAGCCGCCCGTCGGGCCGGATGCGTTGCTCGATGTTTTCCACTTTTTTAAGAAGCGCGTTGCAACGCCGGAACTTCCGCATCGCCCCCACCCACGGGTATTGGTCCCCGTATTTTTCTTCCCATTCAGCGCACTCCGGTGAGTCGATGGCTAGCGACGACGGGGGTTCAATGCTGTGCTTCCGGCATTCGAGAGCGAGGGCTTTTGGCGAGAGAATCTTGGCGTCCGTGTCGGCCCACGGAATGTTCTGCTCGGCCTCCCAGATCTGACCCCGCAGTGTCTTGACCGCGTCCTCCACACGACTCCGGTCGATTGCCAGTCCCTCTGCGCCCATCTCTCTTGTTTGGTGAGAGATCAGGCGCTCGTGCTCCGGCCATTCGTGCTGCCAATCCGTCCACAGTTGTAGACAAAGTTCGGCATCCTTCAGAGCGTACGCATCAACGTCCGCTTGAAACTCCGGCGTCATGTCATCCCACCGCTTACCTTTCATGGCATCCCGGACATCCTTGGAAGTTGATACTCCGAGCAACACAGACGCCGCTTGTTTCAAAGATCGGGGGCTACCCAGCGATGCTGCTAGGTCCGCCGTGCAATGCCACACCGGAGTTTTTTCCGACGCGTCAATGCGTCCTGTCTGCTGTAAAAAATGGTATACGGGTTCGTCAAAGCTCGCGTTGTGGGAGACCCACAAGTCGGCCTCTGCGATCATCTTCCAATCGACATCCTTGGGATGCCCGACAAACTGAAAACCATTAGACCCGACAATACTCACACGATAAGCGTCAAACTCGTCATGCATGAGATAATGCCAAAGCCCCTGCTCGGTGATTCCCACGGTTTTGGAGTAATAGGTTTCAAAGTCGATAGCGTAAGTTAGGGTTTGCATGGTCGGAGATTGGAAAATTTGCGGAAGTATTTAGGGTAATTAGTTTCGTTAATTGTAAAATGACAGGTTCGGATGTCAGAGACTGGGACGACAAACAGCTCCATATTCATCACGCTGACTAAAACGGCGACGTCACAGTCGTTGCAGGAAATAATTTTTCGGGCTCCTTTCTCGGCTTTAGCTTGGTATCGGGTCGTGTCAAAGAGCAGTCTCCGCCCAACCCGCTTACGTGTACTTTTGACCTGAATCCGGAGCGCTCTCGCACCTCGCACAGCGATCAAATCGAAAATGCTGTGAGACGATCTCGGATAAGCCACGTTCCAGCCCTGACCGATTAACTCCTGCGCTACGAACATCTCCACGATTTCCGACTGCTGGTGATTGGTGTAGCGCGGGGGCTGAGGGAGTTCGTGGGAAGAGCTTTGTTTCACCATGCCTGCCGCGCCACCCGTGCGTCGATCAAGGCCGACGCCAGCGCGTTTTACACGTCTGCCGGA